TCATGGACCGAAGACTTCGGAGAGTCTAGTCCCTGGGTCACTGGTCGCTACACAAAGGTGGCCGGTGAGATACGTGGTCGTGGTCCAGCGATGCAATCACTGCCCGATGTACGCTCATTGAACAAAGCCAAAGAGTTTGTATTGCAGAAAGCCGCAATCGACCTTGCTGGCATGTACACAGCTACTGACGACGGCGTCACTAACCCGTACAATATGGTCATTGCACCAGGTGTCGTGATTCCCGTCGGATCAAACAACACCAACAACCCTTCTATTCAACGTCTCGATACAGGATCGAACCTTGCTCTCGCGCAATTCGAAATCGTGGAGCTTCAGAACGCTATCAAGTTGGCAATGTTCAACGATCTGCGTGATCCTGCTGGTCCTGTTCGTAGCGCCACTGAGGTTGCTATTGAATCCAGAGAGCTTGCAAAACGGATCGGGTCGGCCTTTGGGCGACTTCAGACCGAGGTACTCATACCAATACTCAAGCGTGTCGTCGCTATCCTAACTAGACGCGGATTAATCGTGCCTATCGAGCTGGATGGGCGTGATGTACGAGTTAAGTTCACTTCTCCACTAGCACGGGCGCAGGATGGCGAGGATCTGATGGCCGTTCAGCAAGCGGTACAGTTTGTATTGGGTACTTCTGGCCCAGAGCAGGTGCAGATTGCGTATAAGATCGAGGACTTCGGAACTTGGGTGGCAGAAAAGACAGGCATGCCTTCAGAGCTAGTGCGATCCGACATGGACAAGCAGCGTATTGCCCAGGCAGGAGCTGAAGCCCAGATGATGCAACAACAACAACCAATGGAAGCTGAATGACTTGGGACACAATTGAGGGCGCAAGCCCTGACGCCAAGAAACAGAAAGCCAAAGCACAAGAAAAGATCAACGAAATGACCAAAGCCTATGCCCGGTGCTTCAATACTGAAGACGGGCAGAAGGTCTTGGAGGATCTCACCCGTCGCTTTCTATTCGACAACGCAACATCCCTATCTAGCCAGAACGTCGCGTATGAAGCGGCGTATCACAATGGCGAAGCGGGTGTTATTCGCATGATCATCCACTACATACAGCAAGCGGAGAGACAATGAGCGAAGAACCGAAGAAGCGAACGCGCAAAGCAAAGCCGAAATACGAGGTGGCTGGTGCAAATATTGAGTACCTCGATACTATTAAGTGCGAACTTGACTGGCTAAACCCGCTGCATGATCGGTATGGCTTTGAGAAGTTCGAGTACATCCACAAATTCCGTGCATTCCGGTGCTATAAGGACGGGCAACACGTTGACTGGATCGATGTCAACGACTTAGCCCTGATCAATGGCAAGCGGAGGCTGGAAGTTATCCTACTGAAACACCAACCAATAAGCCCGAAGAGGGCTGTCATTAACTATCCCTGGAGATAATCATGGAAGAACAGGCCGTAGAAAGTAACGATACCCTGACATCATTAGTAGATGCCGCTGAACCCACATTAAGTGAAGGCGAATTCTTTTTAAGTGAGGGAATCAAGGGCGTTGGCGATCAACCCGAGTGGTACAAAGCCGACAAGTACAAGTCAGTCGCAGAGCAAGCGAAGGCATACACCGAGCTAGAGAAGAAGTTTGGTGGTTTCACTGGCGCACCGAAGGACGGCTATCAAATGGCTGAAGGTGTGGATGCCGATGATGCGTTGTGGGGCGAGCTGGTTGAGTTTGGTAACGAAACCAACATGAGCCAGGATGCAATGCATAAAGCCTGGGAGCTACTGACAGCGCAAGAACAGGCTGTTGAGGAAATATCCTTCGAGAATGAGCTGCAAAAGCTTGGTGATAACGCTGAGGGCCGAATCAAAGTTGTTGAGCAGTTTATGAAGAACAACCTCGATTCTGATGCGTTCGGTCAGGCGAGAGAGCTGATGACTACAGCTGACACAATTGCGTTAGCAGAGTTTTTTATCAAGGCGACTGCACCTGCCAAGCTACCGATTGATGGTCACATTGAGCCTGGCGGCCTGACGTGGGAAGACATCCAAGCAGAGATGTGGAAGACAGATGATTACGGGAACTATCTGCGGTCGGTCGATCCCAACCATGAAGCTAAAATCCAGCGCATGATGAAAGATTTTGGCGGTGATAAGCCATACGAACGTACAGTTGGCTAATACACAACTTGTGGTATCATAATGAGGTCGGATACCCCTTTCACAAGGCCCGATAGTTTTAGGTTGGAAGACTGACCGGCTATCGGGTACTCAGTCCAAAGCCTCTTAATCATTTTATCAATTTGACATAGAGGAGACTGAATCATGTCAATTAATCTCTCCGCAGTAGCGGTAACTGAATTTGACAGCATGGTGAAGCACGCTTACGCGAACGCTGGCTTGCTCAAGAACGCTGTCACACTCCGCAACAACGTCGTAGGTGATACCTACAAATTCCGTCGTATGGGCAAAGGTCTTGCTAACCAGAAGGCTAGCTCTGCCGACGTAACTCCAATGAACGTAGGACACGAGTTCAAGACTGCGACTCTCGCAAACTGGAACGCACCTGAGTTCACTGACATCTTTGACGCGCAAGACGTTAACTTCGACGAGAAGCTTGAGCTGGCATCTACAATTGCCGGTGCTTTGGGTCGTCGTTGCGATCAGCTCGTTATCGATGCAATGGACGCATGTACTCCACTGACAACTGCTGTTGCCGCTGGTGGTACTAACTTGACTATCGCGAAGGTAAACGACGCGCAGGTTGAGTTGCGTGACCAGGGTGTACCTAACACTGAGCTGTTTGCTGTTATCGAAGCTGGCGGTTTGGGCGGTCTTTTGGGCGACGAGAAGGCAACTTCTTCTGATTACCAGGCAGTCAAGGCTCTTGTATCTGGTGAGATCAACACTCTTGTTGGCTTCCAGTTCATCATCCTTGAGACTCGTGCCGAAGGCGGTCTGACTGAAGCGTCTAACATCGTTGACTCTTGGTTCTTCCAGCGTCCATCAGTCGGTCTTGCTGTCGGTATCGACATGAAGACTGAAATCAACTACGTCCCTGAGAAGACCTCTTGGCTTACCAACGGTATGCTGAAGGCTGGCTCTGTTGTACGTGACGAGGGTGGTTTGGTTAAGGTCCAGTACGACAAGACTGCATAAGTCTTACCCGGCCCCTTCGGGGGCCATTCTATTTCTAGGTGAGTTATGGCGAGCAAGATCGACTTAATTAGCAATGCGCTTATTCTGATCGGGGATACTCCGATTAATTCACTGACGGGTGGATCACGGCGCGAGACTGTCGCAAACAATCTCTACGACAACATCGTCCAGAACGAGCTGACAAAGCATCGTTGGGGCTTTGCACGTCGCAAGGCACAGATATCCAGGCTGACAGACACCCCGATCGACCCGAATGGCTGGAGCAGCATTTACCAGCTACCTTCTGATTTACTGTTTCTGATTACTGTCTCCCCTGATGCTAGTTACCAAGTGTACGGTGACAAGGTTTACAGTAACTCTTCACAAGCTCTATACGCTGATTACATTGCAAACGTCACTGAAAATGAGTGGCCGGTGTACTTCGCAAAGATGATCGAGTACGCACTGGCTATGGACTTCGCGGCAAGCATTAGAGACAGCTCTGCGGCAAGAGGTGAGATGGCGGCGGCTTATGTGAATGCGTCCCGTATGGCGCGATTCACGGACTCTCAGCAGCATCCTACGCAACCGATACGAAGTAACCCATTTACTAATGTGAGGTTCTAATGGCTAAGACTCGATTCATTCAGTCTAGCTTTGTAAGTGGCGAGTTATCCCCGCTTCTCAAGGGCCGCATTGATATCGATCAGTATTATCAGGCGGTAGAGACTGCCGATAATGTTGTGATTGTCCCTCAAGGCGGTATGAAGCGTCGTCCCGGTACTGAGTACATTGGGACAGTGGTTGAGGGCCTGAGCCGATACAAGGGCGCTCCCACCATGCCTAACGGCGGGTCAACGTCGATTATCAACGACAACAATGATGCGACCACGACCTCGACAACGGCTCCAATCGGCACGACTAACCCGTACTCTGTTGTTGAGTACGACTTTGGTAGCCCGGTATGGAGAGACTTCTTTGATCTGCGCCAGATTAGCCTGTCATCCGGCACGAGCGATGAGTTTAAGATTCAGAAGTCTACCGATGGCATTAACTGGTCAGACGTTGAAGATGTGCCACTGATTGGAACCTCTCCACAAAACATTCGGGTGACGTTAGTGCAACCGCTTGGGGAGTTTACTGAGGCGCGTTACTGGAGGCTTGCGCGTGTTGGTTCATCCAACTTGGGATCGGCAACGGTCACTGCAGCCGATGTCAATGCTAGGTATCAGAACGGAACCCTTGAAGCGCCCAAGCTAATCGACTTCAGTGTTGAAGATGACCGGCATTACCTGATGGAGTTCACGTCAGACAACATCAGGGTTTATCGCTCTCCCAGTACCTTCGTTGCAGATATCAAGCCAGCGTATTCAAACCTTGACGAAGCTGATGTTCAGAACATCCGAGCGGCTCAGATTGAAAATGTCATGCTGGTGTTTGGCAACTTCGAGCCAATGCGCATTGTTAATCTGGGCACAGATGCCGATTGGTTTATAGACAACATCCCATTTATTAACATCCCGCAGTACGACTTCGACGACGCACAAAGCCCAACGCCTGTTAACGAAGTTCAGTTAATGACGTTATCGCATTCTGGTGGTAGCGGCAGTCACTGGAAAGCTGGAGATCGTTTTGAGATTGATATTGAGGGAGTGACATCCAAGTCGATCACTTATGCGGGTGAAGGCACGCCGGATGAGATATCCTCTACCGTCTTCAACATACAAAAGAATCTGCAAGAGATGCCGGTTTTTGGGGAAACAGGAGTCCTTGTAGAGCATTTAGGTACAGTAGGCCATTTCCGAATTACCATATCAGGCGAATCCACCAAGGACTTCGAGTTATTTTCTGCCTATGTGACGGAAGGCTCTACTAATAACGAGATTGCTTTTACAAAGTCAGCGTCTGGCTCCCCACGCAAAGAAGATGTTTGGTCTGCGACCCGTGGATATCCAAAGAGCGCGTGTTTCTACGAAGGCAGATTGGTACTTGGTGGCACTCAGTCAAAGCCTCAGTCGATCTTCATGTCTAAGACCGGATCATTCTTTGACTTCGACATTGATGACGGCGATGACGATGAGGCAATCTTTGCGACTATCTCTTCACGCAAGCTCAATGACATTATTGACGTGTACCCCGGTCGTAACTTGCAAATCTTTACGTCGGGCGCAGAGTTTTCAATTACCAGTAGACCCGTCACCCCGTCTAATATCAGCATCCAGCCACAGACCTCGCATGGCGCAAGCAACATTGAGGTGCAAGACGTTGATGGTTCGACCATATTCATAGACCGCCACGGTAAGGCCCTGCTGGGCTTCCTGTATTCCTTTAACGAGGACGCTTACACCACAGACGATAGATCGGTACTGGCCTCACATTTGATCAACCAGCCGGTCGATATGGCGCTTCTGGCGGGTACTGCGAGTGATGATGCTAACTGGCTGTTTGTGGTGAACAGTGATGGCACAGCTACGATCCTAAATACCCTGAGAAGTCAGGACATTAACGGCTATACCAAGTGGACAACGGACGGAAACATTAAGAGCGTCTGCGTTGTGGATGAAGAGCTGTATATATCTGTTGAACGTGAGATAGATGGCGCGACACTTATGTACATTGAGCGATGGGACTTCACTCATAAGCTAGATTGCTCCGTCAAAAAGACAGCCGCACAGATTCAAGTTGGCGCAGTCACGCATTTATTCAATGAGCAAGTCCAGATTATCGTTGATGACAAAGGATATGTGTTGCCGCCCAGAACCGTTGGGGCATCCAATGTGATTAGCTTAGACCCTAATGAGGTGTATGCCGGTGATTACGAGGTTGGTTTGTTATTCACGCCGGTAATTAAGCCCATGCCTTTGAATACCAACATCGGATCAGGCCAGAACCAGATGCGATTGAAGAAAATCGTACGCATGAACGTACGGGTCTACGAGTCTTCTGGCATAACCATTGACGGCATCCCTGTTGCCATCCGGGCATTTGGCCCTGCTGGGGATGAATCACCATTAAGTCCCGAGTCTATTGTCCCCACAAGTGGCATAATAGAGGACGTTTACGATATTAACGGATGGAGCAGAGAGATCATGCCGACGATTACTTGTCCTGATCCTACTCCCATGCACATACAGATGATTGAATACGAAGTTGAGGGTAACTGATGAACCTTGCCCTACAGGATGGAATCTTCAAAGCGCAGGACTTGATGCTTCAGATGCCTCAAGCCGAGACGGTTGTGACTGATCACTTTGCTGACGGTCTATATGCGCGAGAGTTATTCATTCCTGCGGGCGTATGCTTGGTTGGCGCACTACACAAGACCAATCACATATTCACAGTCTCACAAGGCGAGTGCTACGCAGTGACGCATGAAGGCAAAGAACACATTGTCGCACCGTATACAGGACAAACTAGGCCCGGCATGAAGCGAGTTATCTACGCAGTAACAGATACGGTATGGACGACTTACCATCCAACCGATGAAACCAATCCAGAGAAGATTGCCGAGCAGATATTGGAGACTGAACAATGAGTTGGGTTATTACGGCAATTGCTGTGTCAACTGGCGCTAGTATTTACGGGCAGACAATGTCGGCAAAGGCGCAACAAGCACAGATACAAGACCAAATGAAGCAGGAAGAGCTGGCCGCAAAGTCGGAGGAGCTTGCACGTCGTGAGCAGTTAAATGAAGCCCTGGCAGCAAACACTGTAAGCATGGCTCAATCTGGCGTAGATGCCACAAGCTTTGCTTCCCTTAGCCTGGCTAGTGCGCGCAAGGCATCCCTCGCTGAAGGGCAAGAGGATTTGTCGTTTAAGTTGCGAGAGGCAGCACTCCAACGTCGGTCTAAGAACATTGGTGCTATTAGAGATGCGCAGATAGCAAGCACATTGCTCTCGGCTGGCACGCAGTATTTTACTCTTAAAGGTCCAAGTGGAACGAAACCAGGCGGTGAGGGCACACCCTAATGGCTCAAGAGCGCATAAATTATTACGGCAAAATCAGACCTTCTAATATCGACGATCTGTCTGTACAGCGAGTACAGGCGATTGCGGGTGTTATGCAAGATGTCGGTGAAGCTGGCCTAAAACTTGCAACTGGCATGCAAAAGCGCAAAGCAACAGAGGCTGCTGAAGTCGCTGCGGCTGAGGCATTAGAAACCGGCATTGCTCCAGAGCAACAGGACCGAGCATTTAGCGCGATCAATGTATACGACCAGACTTATAACGATACGCTCAAGAAAGCATACCTGGCTGGGGCTGAGACGCAGGTAAGAGAAAAGATTAACGCGCTGGCAACGTCATTCCCTGACAATTACAAAGACTTCAACACAGCTGTAACTGGGCTGCGTAATGGTGTGCTTGAGGGCATGCCGGAAGAGTATCGACCAGCAATGCAAATCACAATGGATTCGCTTATTGGCTCACAGCGATCTCGGGTATTGGCAGCACAAAAGACGCGGCATCTACAAGAAGCAGACGAACAGCTTGTCTTATCGTCAAATGACGCGGTA